TGATGGTGACGACCGGGCCGGGCTACATGACCAAGCGTCAGGAAGCCCTCGACGCCATGCAGATGCTGCTCCAGTCCAACCCGGACTTGTGGAAGGTGGCGGGCGACCTGTTTATCCGCAACATGGACTGGCCGGGCGCGCAGGAGATGGCGGCGCGGTTTGAGCGGGTGTTGGACCCGGCGGTCATCCAGAACACGGACGAGTCTCCTGAAGCGCAGATGATGCGCGCTCAGATGAATGATATGGCCAACCAGATGGAGCAGATTACGGGCCTTGTGGCGCAGCTCCAGCAGTCCTACGACATGCAAAAGCTGGAGATCGACCGCCAGAACAGCGAAATCAAGGCTTACGAGGCTGAGACGAAGCGGATTCAGGTCACGCAGCCCGCCATGACGCCCGAGCAGATTCAGGACATCGTGCAGGGCACCATCGCAGCGGCGCTGGACATGGGCGACATCGTGCCAAATATGCCGCAACAGCAGGTCTTACCGGGGTTTGAGCAATGAGCTGCGCTGATTTTGTAGGCCAACTGTTTTTGGCGCGGGATGTGACCCACTCTGTGCATCTGAACACGCGGTCTTACGCCAAACACAAGGCTCTGGGCCATTTCTACCCCAAAATCATAGATTTAGCCGATGATTTGGTGGAGACCTATCAGGGCCGGCATGGCCTGATCGGGCCGATCACGCTGCATTCAGCCGAAAAAACAGGAAATGTCGTTGAATTTCTTGAAGACTCGTTGAAAAAGATCGAAAAGGGTCGCGAAGAGTTCGGCGACGACACGGCCATTCAGAACATTGTCGACGAGATCATCGCACTGTATCTGTCGACTCTCTATAAACTGAAATTCTTGGCTTAAAGAGGCAATCATGGCGTACTATCAGGAAATTGAAGCGTCTACGCAGCTCAAAGTCGGCCTATCCAAGCTAAAAGGCATTTTTGCCAGCAGCGGCACATCTGTAACAGTCGCCGTTTACGATTCCGATAAGGCGTCGGCGTCTGATCCGCTTGTTATAGCCCAGTTTACGGCAGCGACGCCCGGTAACTATATCTTCACGGCTGAAGGTATCAGTCTGAATAAAGGTCTGTATGTCGTCATCGGCGGCACCAGCCCCAAAGTCACAATATTTTTCGAGTAATTGACTATGTAGCTGTAATGCCGCATAGTTGACAGACCGACTAGCCGGATAGCTAGGCATAGGAGACGTAATGTCTGACGAAGAACAGGCTGTAGCGGAGATCAGCCCCGCGCCGGAACCGGAAGCCACGGCAGCACCGGAAACCGCTGTAGAAACGCCGGAGGAACAGCAGCCTACAAAATCGTTCACTCAGGAAGAGTTGGACGCGATTGTAAGCAAGCGCCTTGCAAGAGAACAGCGTAAGTGGGAACGAGAGCAAACCCAAAAGCTCGCGGAGTTACAGGCTCAAAAGCCCGTAACCCCTCCTGCGGACCCGAATGATTTTGAGACCGCTCAGCAGTATGCCGAGGCATTGGCTGAGCAGAAGGCTCAGGAGCTTTTGGCGAAGCGCGAGGCCGCAAAGCAGCAGGAAGCTATCGTTGAGGCATATAGAGACCGCGAAGAGGCAATTCGGGACCGATACGACGACTTCGAACAGGTCGCCTATAACCCGAGTCTCCCCGTAACGGACTTTATGGCTCAGGCCATTCAGGCGTCTGAGATTGGCCCCGAAGTCATCTATTGGCTAGGGTCCAACCCGGCAGAAGCCCGACGGATCTCCAGCTTGCCGCCAATCTTGCAGGCAAAGGAGATCGGCACGATTGAAGCCAAACTGGCTGTCAATCCGCCGGTCAAGAAGACATCATCCGCTCCAGCGCCGATTGCGCCTGTTGCGGCTCGTTCTTCGGGAACTCCGGCGTATGACACGACGGACCCGAGATCGTTAAAGTCCATGTCCACGTCGGAATGGATCGAAGCGGAGCGGCTGCGGCAGATCAAGAAGCTGGAAGCACAACGTAGATAAGGAACTCAACCGTGAGCAATTCGCTTCTTACGATTGACATGATTACTCGCAAGGCCCTTGAAATCCTTGAGAATAATCTTGTCCTGACCCGCACTGTAAACCGCCAGTACGACGACAGCTTTGCCGTCGAAGGCGCCAAGATTGGCTCAACCCTCCGCATCCGTCTGCCCGACCGCGCTCTGGTCACGGACGGCGCGGCCCTTCAGGTTCAGGACGACAACGAGCAGTACACCACGCTCGCGGTCTCTAGCCAGAAGCACATCGGCGTCAACTTCACGACCGCCGAGCTGACGATGCAGTTGGACGACTTCGCCGACCGCGTTCTCAAGCCTCGTATTTCGCAGCTCGCCGCTTCTATCGACGCGGACGTTGCGAACAGCTTCAAGTATATCGGCAACTCGGTCGGCACGCCCGGCACGACGCCGGCCACGTCGCTCGTCCTGCTTCAGGCTCAGCAGAAGCTGAACGAGAACGCCGCCGTCATGTCGCCGCGCTACGCGACGGTCAACCCGGCTGCGAACGCCGCGCTGATCGAGGGCATGAAGGGTCTCTTCAACCCGGTCTCGGCCATCTCGAAGCAGTTCAAGAACGGCATGTTCGGCGAAGGCATCCTCGGCTATGACGAGCTGAATATGTCGCAGTCGATCAAGCAGTTCACGACCGGCTCGCGCACCGGCACCGTCACGGTCAGCACTTCGGTCACGACTGAAGGCGCGACCAGCATCGTGCTGACGGGCCTTGGCTCGACGACGATCAAGGCCGGCGACGTGTTTACGATTGCGGACGTTTATGCTGTCAACCCGCAGACCCGCGAGTCGACCGGCTCGCTGTATCAGTTCGTCGCTCTGGCGGACGTTACGGCGTCCACAACGGCGACGGTCACGGTCCCGGCGATGTATTCGTCTGGTCAGGCGTTGGCCACAGTCGATGCGCTGCCGGTGTCTGGCAAGGCGGTCACGTTCGTCGGCGCTGCTTCGACGCAGTATCCGCAGAACCTGATCTACCACAAGGACGCCATCGCTTTCGCCACCGCCGACCTGCTTATGCCGCAGGGCGTCGATATGGCGTCGCGCCAAGTCCATAACGGCATCTCGCTCCGCATTGTTCGTCAGTACGACATCAATAACGACCGACTGCCCTGCCGTATTGACGTTCTGTATGGCTACAGCGTCATCCGTCCGCAGATGGCCGTCCGTCTTTGGGGCTAACAGAGTGGGCTTCGGCCCACTCTTCTCAATTCAAGGAGTTCTAAAACCATGGCTATCACTACTCAGGGCGCGTCTTACCCGCTCGAATCCTTTGGCCCGACCCCGCCGCTTTCGCAGGGCACGGGTGGCTATCAGGTCGGCGCCGGCAACGGCGGCGATATGCTGTTCCGCGTCACACCGGCTCCGGCGACTGCCACTGTGTCGGCCACGCTGACCGCAGATCAGGTCATCACTGGTCTAATCCTCGGTTCGCCGGGTTCGTCGGCGGCGTCGTATCAGCTCCCGACGGTCGCGGCGCTGGAAGCGGCGCTCCCGTCGTCAGCCAAAACCGGCGCGACGATTGACTTCTCGGTCCTCAACGTCGATGGCTCCGGTTCGGGCGTCATCACGCTGACGACCAACACGGGTTGGACGCTCGCGGGCCTCATGACGGTCGTGGCTACGGCTGGCACCGCTCAGTCGTTCCGCGCTCGCAAGACCGGTTCCGGCACTTGGACGCTTTACCGCGTCGCGTAAAAGGAGAAGGCAATGCCTAACACTAAACCTGTCGGCGTTGCCTTCTCTGATCCCGAGCTTGTGAGCGGCACAACCATCACAGGCGCGACGATCAGCGGAAGCACGCTCACTACTGCTACTGTCTCTGGCACGGGCACATTTACGACTCTGGCCGTTGATGTCGCCAAGCCTGCTGCGGCCGGGTCCACCCGCGCCGATGCGACGGCCATGACGGCGTCGTTTAACTGGGTCACAGCCGCTGACGCCACCAAAGGCGTTATCATCCCGGCGCCTACGGCTGGCCGCGTTATTATCGTGAAGAACGATGATGCGGCTAATGCCATTCTGAAGGTCTATGCTCCGGGCAGCGCCAAGATCAACGGTGTTGCTGGCTCGACGGCGTTCAGTATGGCGGCCAAGACGGCTTGTCTGTTTGTGGCTTACGACACGACGGACTGGTTCTCGGTTCCGCTTGTAGCATCTTGATTCAATAGCCCTCCGGCCACGGCCGGGGGGCTTACCACAGGTGGAAAATGGCGGTAATTTATCTGCGTCACCCTGAGCATGGGGTGAAAGTCGCAACGATGGATCTAGAGGCTGAATATGACGAGCAGAATGGTTGGGAGCGTTTTGACCTTTGTGATCCTCCTGTTCAGCGTCGTGGGCGGCGCCGCGCAGACCTACACGCAGATGCAGTGGGGGATGAACAAGGGAGTAACGCCCTACGCATTCGGCGCGAATATTAACGGAACGTGGCGCGACCTTGGAACGGTCAGCGCGTCTGGCGTATGGGGGCTTCCTTTTGTCTCCTTGACGGTGGCGTCAGCGCCTAATAGCGAACGTCAAATAACGGTGTCGTCCGCCCCGTCCTACAATTTTCCCGAGGCTACGGCGACTGAGTTTGATGGAGATTTTTCTAAAACTCTTGCGCCTTTAAATTACACTGTATCAGGCGTTTCAACTCTTGGGCAGCCTGCATCTGGCTATCAATGGAACCCTGCTGTCACACCGTATCAAACTCTCGTTACCAACACGTCTGGCTGGAACCAATCCACCTCGACAAATGATGGCCGGACAGGTTTTGGCGTCAGACGCACGATGATGCTCCAATTTGGGCAAGGAGATATGGTCGATAACTATACGTTCTGCGCAATAAACGGAGTGAGACCGGGCTCGACGCATTGGCTTGCAAACTCTGCCTGTGCGGCTCATGCGGCGGATTTTGGCGCTGGCGCAGATCATGTTTACCTACAAGGTATTGGCGATTTTAATTTTATAGACAACAACTATGATGTCGCTGCTATTTCTGACGTAAGAAATTTTATCAGAAATAATAATACCGCTGCATCTGGCGATGTCTGGATCGGTTGGCGCGCGCAGTCCACTGGAACGAAAGCTGTAGATGTTGGGTTTTCTATTTCAGGTAAGCACGTAGTCGGGTTGGACACAACACAGTCTACCGGAAATACCGGAAGCGAGACTGTGGCGTTGAATATGTCGCAGAACCAAAAGATAATTCTGAACTCCACCGGAACGCCGTTGAATGGCATAACCTGGTATGGGAATAGTTTTGGCGGATCGTATCTTACGCATTCGTCCGCAAACTCTGAGGTTGAAATCGGATATGAAGGGAAGGCCGCAGCGGCGTTTGCAGGAAATTCTGTTGCGGTGGATTATTTCCAGTTCGGCGCGGGCGCGACAGGCGTCGGCGCATACATGGTGGCAAAAAGCGGAACGGACATAAATGTTAGCGCTACATACGCAACAAGTGGAACGGGCGTTCACATATTTAAGACAGGCGGCCTTTCAGGCAGACCCGTTCTTGAGCTAGCCGACACCCCGAGTTCTGTGAATTGGCTGCAGATCACTCCTTCGACTACGTCAAATCCGGTCACTATTTCTGCTAGTGGATCAGACACAAACATTGGCGTAAAGATTACCCCAAAAGGAACGGGTAGTTTTTCCGTAGGTTCGAATGTTTTTGTAGTCGATACTAGCGGCAATACGTCCGCGTCGGGGCGGATCAAAGCAGCGACCTACACTATAGGCGGCACACTCCCGACATGCGACGCCGGAGCGCTTGGCAGTTTTGCTACTGTGTCTAACGGGACTGACTATGCTACCGGCACATATGGCTCGGCCGTTTCGGCAACGGGCATAGTGACCCGCTCCGTCCTTTGCACAAACACGGCGGGCGCAACCACATACGCATGGGCGTATAACTAATGACCCACGAGATGGCGCGAGCCATTTGCGAAGCAGGTTATATGAGCGTGGCCGATTACGTTGCGCTCTGCAAAGAAAACGGATGGTCTACGTGATCGTGACAGTCACCCGGCAACAATTCTTTACCGCGCTGGCAGACGTATCTGAAATGAACACCGTCTACCAAGGCGTGTCCGCTGATGCGAACTATCCTGACTGGATAGAGTTCAACGCGGCGAAACTGGTGCAGGTTGGCGATCCATTGTATGTTCAGACGCAACTGGCTTTGGGCTATACGTCTGCCCAGATGCTCACCCTTTTTGAAGCCGCTGTGCAGGTGCCCGTATGACGACCGTAACGCGACAGCAATATTTTACCGCCCTCGCCCAACTGGGCGACATGAACCTGCTGTTTCAGGCTGTGCCAGCGGATGCCAATACGGACGACTGGATTGAGTTCTGGGCGGCTGAATATATCAGTTCGGGCGATCCTATCGCCGTCTTGACGCAGTCGTCGCAGGGTTGGACCGACGGCCAGATGATCGCGCTGTTTACCGCGGCGCAGAACGTCTCTGTCGTCGTGCCCAGCACGTCCAACACGGTCACATCTACGGCGAACAATCAGATCAACGGCGCGCTGCGGCTTCTGGGCGTGTTGGCCGAAGGCGAAACGCCGTCAGCCGAAACATCTCAGGACGCGCTGTTCGCGCTCAACCAGATGATTGATAGCTGGAACACCGAGCGTCTGGCGGTGTTTTCTACACAGGATCAGGTTTTCAACTGGCCGTCCGGCGTCCTCAGCCGGACGCTCGGGCCTTCGGGCGATTTTGTCGGCAATCGTCCGGTTCTGGTGGATGACTCGACCTACTTCCGAGACCCGCAGACCAACGTGTCCTACGGCATCAAGATCATCAACCAGCAGCAATATAATGGCATCGCCGTTAAGACTGTAACCAGCACCTACCCGCAGGTGATCTGGATCAATATGACCTATCCGAACATTGAGATGTATGTCTACCCAAAGCCGCTGAGGCTTCTGGAATGGCATATTGTTTCTGTGAGTGAGCTAGCCAACCCCGCGACGCTTGGCACGACGCTGGCGTTTCCGCCCGGCTATCTTCGCGCGTTCCGCTACAATTTGGCCTGCGAGCTGGCGCCGGAGTTCGGCGTCGAGCCGTCCGCGCAGGTGCAGCGCATCGCCATGTATAGCAAGCGCAACCTGAAGCGGATCAATAATCCTGACGATATCATGGCGCTGCCTTACAGCATCGTGGGGACCAGACAGCGCTTTAATATCTATGCAGGCAACTACTAATGAAAACGCCTATCCTTGGCTCCAGCTATGTTGCCCGGTCGGTCAACGCTGCCGACAATCGGATGGTGAATTTGTTCCCCGAGATCGTGCCGGAGGCTGGCAAAGAGCCTGCCTTCCTTCAGCGCGTGCCGGGGCTGCGTCAGCTTGTGCAGCTTCCAACTGGCCCGGTTCGGGGCCTCTGGACGTATGGCGATTATGCCTAC